TTTCGCGGGTGGCGTAGGAGGCAGCGACCTGCTACCGCCAGACCTACAAATACTGATTGACTGGGGAGCGTTCAACGACGCCGGAATAAATTGGTTGAATAGCTGGCGATTTAACGGCTATCTCGGAAAAGTACACCTCGCCACGAAAGACAAAGCCATAAAATACATCAACGAATGGGCGCAATCTGGCGAGGCTTTACCGGTGTTGGAGTCCAAACTCAACACGTTATTTGATCCACTGCGCGCCAGGCGAATTGCACACACTGAAGTAACTCGCATGTATAGCGAAGGAAACCAGGCCGCGTGGAGAGCATCTGGTATGGTAAGTGGAAAACGCTGGCATACGGTATACGATGATAGGGTATGTATAATTTGCAGAGGACTTAATGGAGCCACGTCCGATATTAATGGAATGTTTGAAGGCGATATCGCCGGACCCCCCGCGCACGTATGACGCCAGTCACGAGCGACAAAATGTTACGCGACGCACGAAGGCGCGACCTTGGATTGCCCTAATGAAAATAGAAGTTACTGGCCTTGAGTCAATCGCCAAACGCATGCGCGCGTTTCCGAAACAGTTCAACAAACACGTCAAGCGCGTCATGCAAATGTCGCTGCTGAAAATATGGGAGAGTATTCCGGGTTATCCGAAGCCGCCAAAAAACAGCAAGTATGTTAGACAAGGAACGCTCGGCTCCTCACTTGGTGTATCAATGACCGGCGGCATGGAAGGCAAGCCGGATATTTACAAAATACAGGGATCGGGACGCTATACGTCTGCTGAATTTGGAACGCGGTTGAACTACGCGCAGGACGTGATCGGTAATAATCAGGCAGAAATCCATAAGAAACGCTGGTGGAGATTGACGGTCGAAATATTAAATATGGCGAAACCGAAAATCCAAAAAGTATTTGACGAACTGGCTGAGGATTTCGCCGAATTTCTGGACGGCAAAGGAAGATAACAGGAGCAGCATTTTATGACAAAAAATAATGGACGCGTCAATCAATCGTACTGGTTGCGAATTAAATCTTATCGCTGCCGCGAGTGTTCGCGGCTGCTATTTCGCGGCAGGTTGAGCAAAATGTCACGAGTGGAAATCCGCTGTCCACGCTGCTTGTATTTGTCAGTGTGGGACGGTCGCTGCTTACCATCGGAGCCGAGACTGATTGAGCGCGTCACAGTTGAGCAAGCGACCGCTTGACACACTATAATTAATGTGCTATTATTAGTTGTCAGACAACAGAATAAACGTTCGGTAGAGATACCTTAGAGCGCCGTACTTCCAGAGCCGCTAGACGGCCGCACCAACAGAGCGCCAATTTTGCCCATTACGGGCGAGTTGGCGTTATTTTGTTTTATGGAGAATACATGAGTGATTATCTAGTAGATGAATTTGTCAACGTTCAACCTGGACAACCGATAAGGTTATTCCGGTTCGGTCAGTTTTTCAAGAACGGAAAAATGCGCGATATTACCAGAGAACTGGCGAGCAAATTCAAGTTGCCGAAATTCAAGCCCGCGATCAAATTGGGCAGTCACAAAGAGGAAGCAATAGCGGGCGGCCACATCACGAGTTTGGAGGTAGGCGAGGACGGAATATATGCAAATGTTGAACTGAATGAAAAAGGGGCCGAAGCGATTGAGAACGGATCGTATCGTTACCAATCGCCAGAGATAGTCTGGGAAGGAGCCGGCATCGAGGATGCTGAAAGTGGCGAGCTGATCGAAGGACCGCTGATCGTTGGTCTTGCGCTGACGCACATGCCGCATTTTGGCGAAGCAGCCGCTCTATACAACGCAAATATTTTAGACAAGGAGAACAAAATAATGACTGAAAATGTAACAGTTCCGGCGAAATTGTGGGACAAATTTATGGCGTGGTTTGACACAAATTCCACACCGGAGCCAAAGCCAGAACCAAAGCCGGACCCCGCGCCGGTGATTGATGTGGATAAATTCGAGGCGCTGACAGCCGAAAATAAAGAGCTGAAGGAAAAATTTGAGGCGCAGCGACTTGAGGCGGAATTATCCGGACGCGTGGAAAAATACGCCGCACAAATTGCTGAGACTAAAGCAACCACCGACGGCGCAGGCGAAATGCTGGCGTCAATGAATGACGACCAGGCCGTATGGGTGTTAACACAATTCAAAGCGCTCTCAGAGCAGATTGACGAAAGCGCACTTACTGGCGAGGTCGGCAGCATCGGCGACGCTCCGCCCGACAATCCGAAAGATAAACTCGACGCCGCAATTACCGCAAAAATGGAAGAAGCAAAAGTCGATTACAACGAGGCATACCGGTTAGTCTACGCAGAACAGGCTGACCTGGTAAAGGAGATTAAATAATGGCATCTGGAGGGAATTACTTCACAATTCCAGGCGTGGTGGCTACCGCGACATTCGCTGCAAAACAATATTACATCGTCAAGGCATCCAGTACGGCCGGAGAGGTAAAAGTGGCGGATACGAAAGCCAGCGATCATATCCTGGGGATCATACAAAATGACGCTATCGCCGCACAGGAGGCCGAGGTCGCTTGCGTTGGCGTATGCAAAGCCGCGGCTGAAACTTCAGTGGCTTATGGCGATGCGTTGACTACATCGAGCACCGGCCGCGTTAAGGCGACCACGGTTGACGGTGACCAGATCGTTGGTATCGCATTAGAGGCGAGTTCGGCAGCTGGTGACATTATCAGCGTGCTGTTGTCGCTGTACAAATTCTACGAGGCATAGGGAGAATAAATTATGACCATACCAACCGTAAACGATGTAGGGGCAATTGACCCGATCTTAACAAATATGCTGGTGGCTTACCAAAACGATGACAGTCGTTTCGTTGCGTCCCGCGTATTTCCGGCCGTTGGCGTTCCGAACGACAGCGGCACGTACTACGAATTCACAAAAAGCTACTGGTTCCTCGATGAACTGGTAGCGCGCGCACCTGGCGCAGATTTTGCGACTACCGGATTTGGCATATCGACCGGAACTTACACCGTTGCAGAATAACATTGCTGACGAAATTGTAGCCAATAACCAGGTTCCGATGGATTTGATGCAAGCCGCGACTCGCAGGCTTGCGGGACTATCCATGATCCGCAAAGAGCGCCAATGGGCGACCGATTTTATGACCACATCGGTTTGGACAACTGATACCTCAGTCGGCAATAAATGGAGCGACTACCAGAATAGTGACCCCGTGACTGATTTTAGCAATGCGAAACGCACTATCTCGCAACTGGCCGGCATTTATCCCAATATGGCAGTGATGGGGGAAATTGTCTGGGATCGGTTGAGCAACCATCCTGACTTGATCGAACGGCTGAAATACACTATCCGGGCCACCGACAGCACAATGAAAGGCGCACTAGGCGATATCATCGGACTGGACGTATTGGTAGCCGCGGCAATTTATAACTCTGCGAACGAGAGCGCGTCTGCATCAATGTCGGCTATCGTCGACGACGACTGTCTGGTGATTTACTCGCAGCCATCCCCCGGCTTATTTCAGGCGTCAGGTGGCTACACGTTCGCTTGGGGCGGCGGAGGTGGAACTGGCTCTATGTATTCCGGACGTGACGACATGAATCACCGCAGCTACGCTCAGATCAAGGAGCAGTGGGATCAAAAAGCGGTGGCCGCAGACTTGGGAGTTTTCCACGCTGACTGCGTGGACTAGGAGTACCAATTATGGCACATCCGCAAAATTCCGCTCGTGGGCTACACGGCAAAGACGACTATCACGTCAGTAAAAGCGGCGGCGTTAAATTCCACGACTACTCAAACTCAAATGACCTGCTCGCAGGTCATGCGTCCGGACTGAAAATATACGGCGGACTGGCGCTGGGCAATAAGACACAATTTGTTACTCAGAACAGCACCGGCGTTATTTTTCCGCAGAAAATTCGAGTGGGTGCCACTCAGTGGATCGAGGGCAACTCGACCGGATTGATTATCACCGGCAATTCGGGCCTTCCAACAACCGATGAGGGCGTAGCATTTACGCTGGTCAGCAATTCTACCGGCGTGGCGCTCGCGGTAAACTCGACCGGAACCACATGGAAATATCTTAACGTCACCGCAGTACAGC